GCACAATGCCGAGCGTATGCTTGCAGGGGCATCTTGCCATTCTCGGCATCGCCAAACACCGAAGTCGCCGGGAGCACCATCTGATACACATTACGTGCCTCGATATCTCCCTCCAGCATGACGGCTACACGCTGCTGAAACTTGCAAGCACGACTGTCGTTCTGCCCTGATCCCTTGATATCCTGCTTACAACCTTTGCAACGTGCGGACTGCCGCTGTGCTTCCGGAACTTCTTTAGCCGGAGTGTTGCCATCACTCGACCAGCAGGTGGGCTTCATCGTCTCGCCCTCAACATACGTACCGGCAAAGAACATACGCGACACGGGCGCTGCCTTGATGATGGCGACGTTCATCGCACGATCATCATTGATACGAACCTCTTTACCACCCACGATCTCGCGGAACACCCCGCCCTTGATCGAAATACGGCGGTTACCCTGCCCACCCCCCGTCAGGGTTGCAGCAACAGAGCTTTGCAGACCGGCAAACTTAGAAGAGACAGCGGTCGATTTCTTGCCAAACAGAGTCATCTCAGACATGTGATTTCCTTTCAAAGATCTTTATCGGGGTGTACAACGAGGTCCAGCTCAAGCTGTTCAGTCGGTACCATCTCAGCCGGTTTAGGGGGTTCTTCCCTGTTACTTGACTTCAGAGCCTCTACCACCCGTTCGTAATCGAACCGGTACGTCTTAGCAATCTGCATATACGTATCTCGTGGGATAAATCCTTGACGTACCCATGACCGCACGGTTGAGACCGACACCGAGAGTCGTTTTGCTAGTACATCAATGGTTACAAGTTCATTCATTGTTTCCTCCTAATCGTCACGGAATACTCCTGTGTGATGTTAAGACCCGCAGGGAGCGAGTCAGGGTTTTGCTCAATCCATGCTTTCATGTTGCCTTGATTGATCCGCTTCTCAAGGATGTCGGGAATACGATTCTCTAAAACAAAGTTATGCAGGGAGGTCCAGTCGCTCGTCCAGTACTGAGTCTTCACCGTGCGGAAGAAGGTTCCCTCGTTGGTGCGAACGGATTCTACTTCATGATCCTTGCAATGCTGGAGGAGGGCAGCTTTGATAGCATCTGCTTTAGCCTTCAGAGCCTTGTCCTCCTCATCAAACCTAGCCTTGAGTTCTGACCTGACCTGATTAATCTTAAGGTAAGTCTTCACTAACTTCTCAAGCGGTATTGCAGGTGCGTCTTCCATAACATCTCCTTTCATTGAATTTCCGAATGTTCGCGTTGATCCATACTTACTCGCATGTTTGTACAATCAAACTGCTTACCCGCAAGTTCCATTACGTAGTTTTTTTCTATTTCAGACACTACGAAGATCTCAAAAGCAAGGTCTAAGAACACTGATGCGATCTGCCCATCAGATATCTTCCGCTCGTCATCCGAGTTTAAAAACAAGTGGGTTGTTCTTGCCAATCTAAGTCTAAGATCATTCATCTCTCCGACTAGCTCTTCATCGGAAATGGTCTCGATATCCATTTAAATCTCCTTGGTTGGTGAGCATGACCGGAGTCGAACCGGTACGCCTTGCGGCGGCGGATTTTAAGTCCGCTGCGTCTACCTATTCCGCCACACGCTCAGTGCAATATAGCATCATCTAATGCGCTAGTCAAGCAGTTCGTTGTAAAGATCGACAATTTTTGTGTGGGCGTCGATTCTATTATCAAGGAGTTTGTAAACGTATTGTTCTATCTTGGAGCCCTGCAATTGGACGACCGTCGTCCTGTTCTTTTGTCCCGCCCGATGCACCCGAGCGTTGGCTTGGGCATAGGTCTCTAGGCTGGACGTCGGCCCCCACCAGACCACTGTGTCCGCTGCCGTCAGGGTCACCCCATGCGCTGCCGCTTGCGGTTGGATGATCAGAACCCGGGGGTTCTCTGTTTGCTGAAATCTTTTAAAAATATCATTACGCGCTGAGACCGGGACATCACCGTTAATTTCTTCAGCCGGGATCTTGTCCTTGTTTAATTTCTCGTGCAGCACCCTGCTGATCGATTTGAAGGGTACAAAAACAAGAACCTTGTTCCTAGTCTCCTCGATGACCTCTATCAGCACGTTGTACCGGGGTGAGATATCAAACTCCACAACATCTTTGTCGTCTGTATAGACTGCCCCGCAAGAGATCTGCAGTAACTTGTTCATGTGGACTGCCGCATTAACTGCGCTGATAGCTTCACCAGCAACTTCGGCAAACATCTTGTCCTTGATGAGTTTGTAATATCGTTCTTGGGTCTTGCTTAACGCGACATTTCTCTTGATGTAAGTCATGTCGGGCAGGTCTAGGCACTCGTCCTTGGTGTATCGAATCGCTGGTTGAAGGGCTTCAAATACGATTTGTGTAGCTGCGGCTTTGGGAACCCACGTGAAGTTGGAAACCTTCACCATCACCATGTCTTTGAACCCGGTGAAGAACTGAGGAACCGAGTGTGGGTTGACGAGCTTAGCTAAACCGTATGCGTCAGTCGGAGCTTGTGCAGCGGGTGTACCCGTCAACATCCACAGCCACGTGCGCGTCGTGACCAGAGAGTTAAGAACTTTCCATCGCTTTGTCTGTGCATTTTTATAGGCATTCGCCTCATCGACCACGATCAAGTCAAACCCAGACTTAGCAATCGTATCCTTTACGATCTCCACCCCGTCATAGTTGATGATGACGAACTCACTGTCACCTTCAATGATTTCTTTTCGTTTCTTTGCCGAACCGTGGGCGACCCCTACCGTGCGGTGCATGGCGAACGTGAACAAGTCATTGACCCATGCCGAGTCCATGATGGACAACGGGCAGATGATCAGCACCCGCCGAATCTTCTTCTGTGTAAGTAGGTAGTCTGCCGCCCAGATAACGGATGCGGTCTTGCCCGTACCTTGCTCGTTAAAGCAGAACGCCTTCCTGTGCAGTGTCAGGAAACTCGCGGTGTCGGATTGATGAGCGTAAGGTTTGTATTTCCCGGGCCAGTCGTATTGACCGAGGATCGGAGATGGGACGTTACGGATCTTTAGATTCTTCAGGACCTGTGCTTCGTCAAGTCCCCACTTCACTAGTACTTGATTGTTAGGGAGTTCTTTTGCACGGGGTATGACTTCTGTAATTTTCTTAGGATTGCGTAGGTTCAGCAGCAATGCCTTGTTTTCTATGATTTTCACGGAGTCTCCAAATACAAGCGCAGCCGAACAAGGTCGGCGGTTAACCCCGTCTTTCCGGGGTGTCCGCTAGTGCCCAGCCGAAAGGAGGAGACACAATAGCTGTCACTAGCTGCCGCTGTTAACCCACCTGCGGCTGGGGTAGCACCATGCAATTTTCTCAAACCCGCGTGAGCGGACGTTCAATCTACCGCAGTCACTTTTTCGCGTCAAGCGGTTTTTTACCGTTTCGGGATCTGTTTTTCGATGGGGGGACCAAGCGAGTCCCATCCTTGTTCGATCCGCCTTTGGATAACATCTTGACGTGATCAATGTCTTTACCCGACCGATCAATCCCTTTAGCGTCGTACTCTCGACGTGCCCTCTGCCGCTCCATGCGGTCATCATGCTCACCACGCTTTTTCTGCATCTCGTACTCGTGCTTGTACGGACGCGGGGATTTGGTATAGGGCATCACGCTCTCCCGTTATGGGAACAAGATAAGACAGGGCAGTGCTTCTTGCACAAGCCAGAGGGCTTAGCATTCCACACATCTCGTTTGTATGCAACCTCCATGCGCTTATACTCGCTCAACCACTTCTCCCAGAGCCGGGGCTGGTCATCGACAGAGTAGTTCGCTTTTGGAAACTCCTTAGCCACAACAAACAGTAGTCCAGCTTTGACCTTCCTGACATCCGGAAAGTGCTTGAACACTGCGAGGGCCATTAGCTCAAGCTGCCCTGTGTCTGCATATTTCGTACTCTTACCCGTCTTGTAGTCCACGATCCGGGCGACCTCACCATCTAGGATCAGCAGGTCAATCACTCCACGCCACCAGACATTCGGTGCGAAGAAGTCGCAGGGCTGCAGGTCTTCCGTGAGTCCCATCTTGTACTCGCACAGGATCTTACCGGGCCGGTTCTTCAGGTTGTCCAGTGCGCTCTTTACAAACGAGAACTGTGCGGGTAGAGGTGTATCGTCTCGTACATACTCTTCACACGCCTTGTGCAGCTCCGAGCCATAGAGCGTAACGCTCTTATCCTCTACAACATCTTTGACAACCTTCAGGTGGTAGTACTTTTTTGGACACTGCTCGAATGTTTTGATCGACGAGTACGACCACGCGGGTAACTTCTCCATTAACAATCCCCATATCTTTGTGAGTAACTGGCTTCACAATTAACCGGCAGACCTGTGGCCCACTCCGGCACCCAGCGCATACACTCTATCACGTAAGCCATCGCTTCTTCAGCCTGCTCCTCCGGGACCACACACGTGATCGCGTCATGCACGGTCATGACAACCTGATACTTCTTAGCGATCTTCAGCATCTGCTCTGCGATGACACAGCGGGCGATGGCTTGGCACACATTCTCCACCACCTTCCCACCGTAGATTTTCACCATGCCTTTACGTGTCTTGTATGTGTACTGCGTATTCCCGTTCTCCACTAACGAAGTTAGCCCGTCATAGCGCATGAGTAGCCCACTCGGGAGCCGTATAGCCTTCTCTTTGTGCAGTACAGTTAATACCCCTTCACGCCCCAGCGTCACCTCCTCTTCCCGCGTCATACACCCGAGCATGTGCTGAGCCTGCCTCCAGAGCCGTACTATGTCATTGTTCTCGGTGCGGTAGATGTTGATGATCCGTCGCGCCTCCTCGAGGTCAATCATCATCGGGGGATCAGAGTTCTCAAGGGATGTCTGAAACTTCAACGCCCCAAGGCCATAGCCGCATCCGAGCACGGCAGTCTTCCCGACGAACCGCTGCTGTTTATTGATCTCTTCTTCTGGCACACCGTAGATTGCGGATGCCATCTTCTTATAGACATCCTTACCACGGGCAAACGCCTCGACCACATCCTCCTGCCCAGCCAACCACGCGAGCACCCGAGCCTCGATCTGCGATGAGTCCGCATCGACCAAGACATGCCCGGGCGGAGCCATGACCGCTCTCTTTAACGTCTTAGCATTCGGTCCCCGTGACGGGAGGTTCTGCATATTGATCTTGTCGTCACCCCCGAACCTGCCGGTGTGCGCCGCGTAGTACCTGATCGGAACCGGGAGTGCCCCCCTGCTGGCAATATCGAGGAACCGCTGAGTCCGGGTTTCTTCAAGCGTAGACTTCACACCCAAACGAGCACTGACAAGAGCCTGCACCCTGAAGTCTTCGTGGTCTAACAACTCATTCAATCCCTTGTCAGTCTTCGAGAACGCAAAAGTCTTCTTACCCGTTGCGGGGCTGGTCTTCATGGGCGGGTTAACACCCAGTGTCTTCAGAGCTTCTGCGAACTTCGGGTTCGACATCAACTCATCTTTAGATACGCCGCAAGTTGCAAGGAGTTCTTCTTTCTGCAGTTCTTGTTTACGTAGATGTTCCTCTAGCAACTCCTTGTCCAAGACAAGCACGGGTTCAAAAAACATCCGTAACGTCGTATCAATGATCCGCAGTTCTTTCTTGGGGTAGCCGTTGCCCAGTATGTGAAACAGCTTGTACGTCAGCTCCACGTCGTTTGTGCAGTAGTCCCCGTACCGAGACAACTCAGCGGGAGTAAAGTCGATCCGACGTTTACCCTTTGCATTAATAACTTCTGTACCTTTCTGTCCAAGCCCATACCGCTCAGCCAGTGCAGCAAGCGAACCACCCACCTCCACCCCATGCAGAGCCCGGGCCATACATAACGTGTCCAACCAAAGTTTAGGCTTGACTCCGAACAGCCACGACAGTATGGCCCCATCAAACATTGTGTTGTGAGCGAGGACAGCGGAGTTCTCCCAATCAAAATCCCACAGATAACTACGGATCTCTGACATCGTGCCGCTCGCCCACTCCACGAGTTTGTTATCAACTTTGACACCTACACCGACCACCTCGAATTGAGGACTACGGATATATTCTTCCGTGGTGAGTTTGCCTAATGAGAACTCTTGATCATAATAAGTTTCAAAGTCGATTGTTATTAATTGCATGGATTAATTCCCTTCCTTGTCTGACATTAGTTTTGCACGAACCAAACGAGCTTCCGCGATAATCTCATTGCAGATCTCAATTGCTTCATCTGGTGTGCGTTCCAAAAGTTTTGCGTAGAGAGCTTTAACGAGTGATCCTAACTTCAACTGTCCTTCTACCCAATCGATCATCTTCATCACCTTCATCTGGTTGTTCAACTTCTTGTAGCTCTGCTTTAGGCATCTTCAGCCACAGCTTATAATTGTATCGAAAGTTCCGACGTAGCTCCGGGTTTTTTCCGTTCACGACCCTTTGTGAATCATCAAACATCATCTCCAAAAGTTTTCTTCTAAACTGATGAGGATTAAAGTCCAGCCATAAAGCATAGGCATCAATCCCAGAAACAGTTTCATCAAATAGAAATCTGAACGCCGTCATAGTATCGACCCGCATCAATGCGGCTTTGTCTTTTGTCGTTACCCTAAACGGTTCTACACACGCATCATTTACTGCTGCTGCAACCACAGACGCTAATAATTGTTGACAAGCTCGGGTCTGTGCCTGTTCATCAAAATGCTCAGATGTTTTCATTTATTATCCAACACTTCATTTAGTTTGGCTTTGTAGTGATGGCATTTGTTGGCGTCATCGGAGTCGATCTTGCGCCCCTGCCTCATAGCGTACTTAATGACATTACCCTTCAAAAATCCGATGAACTCCTCGCGGCTGAGCACGGATTCCATAACATCCCAAGGCTGCACACCCATATCTCTATAGTGCGTACCACCTACTTGCATATCATTTGCTTTCATCTTCCAAGCTTCCTCTTCTTCGGGCGTCGGCCCTAGTTTCTCTGCAATGATGTCTCTGAGAGTTTTTTGGTTTCCTACCACGGTGGCTCTCCATCTAAAAGTGACTCCTCGCGGAGCGTTTTGTTGCTAGGGTTAAGCGGCACGGGGCCGCTTGGTGGAATCGGTTTTGTCGGAAACGGCCATGCCCACGGGACGGCAGATACTGTAGAAGGGGTCGAATGCTTCTTTGATCTTTTTTCTTTCCCTCCACCGCTTGGTGAGAACAGATCCGGGCAATCGTTTTGGCTTTGGTACATCCGTTCCTTCTCCCAATTTAAACATCGGCAGTTTGATTCGCTTGTTGTAGCGGGTATCCCACTGAGCGATGTGAACCAACTTCCGTTTGTGCATCTGTTTTAAGAATTCTCGTGTGGTGTAGATGTGAAGCCCGGTCAACGCGGTTAGATCCTGTGCGCTTACAGGTGCCTCGTGTAAATGCGCGAGTAGCATCACATACGTTTCAATTCTCAGGCTCATCGTCGTTTGATCTTTCCTTGTTCATTGATGGGTTTAAACTCGTCCATGTTGAGGCATGATGCCGGGATCTCATACGTCTCAAAATCTTCTTTGCATCCAAGACACCGCCGCCTTCTCCACGCAAACCCATATCGTGTGTCTGGCCTAGTTTCTTTTACCTCACTGCCTGTCCCTTGCGGGCAATCACAATCCGGTGAATCAAGTCGCTTCATTTTTTATTTATTACTCTTAGCAGCTCTTCGACTGCGAGACACAAATCATATGGTTCCAACCGTGATTCTGAAAGTCTTTCTAACTCTCTGTCCGTCAGCCCGACCCACATACGTTTAATTTCATGTCTTTTTTCACGTTCCCCTCTCTGTCCTCGTTTATACGCATCTTTCCAAAACTTCTCTAACTCTGCTGCAGTAAAATATAAGCCTGTAATTTTTGAGCGATGTTTCTCAGCCAAGTTAAGAATTTGGTCTCGGTTCAGCATCATCGGTTTTTCTCCTTCAACTTCGCCTCGATCTGATCAAATAACTTTCTCGTATACCCTTTGATCGGTGTCTCACCCCACGGTCCGATGATCTCTTTGATCTCGTCGTCAGTCAGCCCGACCCACTCTCGTTCATACACATCGCTCTGCCTGAGTTCTTGCTGAATTATCT